TCTGGATTTATAGAAAAATCCTTTCCACAAAATTTTCCTGATTTACCAAAAGATGCACTTCAGTCTGTACAATTTCAAACGCTGATTGAGTTACTTGGATCAGGAGAAATAGAAGGGTTTCCAAGTGCTACAGGTAGTAAAGGTTCGACTGAATATAATACTTCAGCATTAAAAGACGTATTTCTAAACAATACTCAGGTATTACAGCAAGCGGCTGGCACAAGTCCAAGTGATGAAGATTTTAATTTTCCTAATGTTACTTTTGAACCCAGATTCGGAACATCAGATCAAACAGCAATAGCTGGTATTTCAGAAACAGAATCAGAAACTAGCGTAGGGGTAACAGTAACACAATCAACACCAGTTTCAAGACAAATAACTAACAGTAATATTGATGCTGTAAGAGTTACTCTTGGTTTTCCTTCTTTACAAAAATTTGAAGATAATGGAGATATTAATGGTGCTGAAGTTGCTCTTACAATACAAACAATAGAAAATGATGGCACAACTACAACTGTTATAACTGACACTGTAAAAGGAAGAACAGCAAGCACATATTTTAGAGATTATAAAATTAACTTACCATCTGGAACTAGCTTTCCTGTCACTATCAGAGTAAATAGAACGACAGCAGACAGTACAGAAACAACGCTGCAAAATAGTTTTCAATGGTCATCTTTCACAGAAATAATTAACGAATCAAGAGCTTATCCAAATTTTGCTCATGTAGCTTTACGTTTTGATGCTGCCACCTTTCCAAACCAGCCTCAGAGGATGTTCCGCATCAGAGGAACTAAGATCAAGATTCCGCATAATGGGGTTGTAAGGGCTGACGGATCTATTAGCTATAGCGGTACATTTAACGGAACTTTTAAAACAGATAAAGAATATTCAAATGATCCAGCTTGGATTCTGTATGACTTGCTTACAACTTCAAAAGGCTTTGGAGATCATATTGCAGAATCATCATTAGATGTTTTTAGCTTTTTCTCTGCTAGTCAATATGCAAGCGAGCAAGTAGATGATGGGGCTGGTGGTACTGAAGCCAGATTTTCTTGTAATGTAGTTCTTAATTCTCAAAGGGCTGCATATGATACCATCAATAATCTTGCTGCTGTGATGAGGGCAATGCCTTTTTATTCAGCAGGGGCAGTAAATATAAGCTGTGATAAACCTACAGATGCCAGTTATATCTACAATTTAAGTAATGTTTCTGAAGCTGGGTTTTCTTATTCAAGTGCTAGTAAAGATACTAAATACACTGTTGTTAATGTTTCCTACTTTGACATGGAAACAGCCGAAATAGATTATGAGACTGTAGAAGATACCGCATTGCAAGCTAAGTACGGAATTGTTACTAAGAATTTATCAGGATTTGCAACAACATCAAGAGGTCAGGCGGCAAGGCTTGGACGTTGGTTTTTATATACACAAAACAACGAAGCGGAAACTGTTACATTCACAGCATCATTAGAAAGTGGAACAATAGTCAGGGTTGGAACTGTTATTAATATTGCAGATCCTATGAGGGCAGGGGTTAGAAGGGGAGGACGTATTAAGACAGGAGTATCTACAACTCAGATTATTGTTGACGATCAAAATAATACAGATTTAGCAACAACAAATTCAGCGACTTTATCTGTGATTTTATCTGACGGCACATTAGAAACTAAAACAATTAGTGACATTACAGGTGCAACCATAACTGTGGATTCTGCGTTTAGTTCAGTGCCACAAACCAATAGTGTTTGGGTTATTGAAAATACATCTGTGCAATTACAAACTTTTAGGGTTGTTTCTGTTACAGAGCAAGACCTTTTAAATTATCAAATAGTCGCAGTTGTACATAATCCTGACAAGTACGCTTTTGTTGAAGATGGTTCAACTCTGCCCACAAGATCAATTACGACATTAACACCTATAAAAGATGCACCAAGCAATTTACAAGCATCAGAAAAAATTGTTGTTTTAGATAACAGAGCAGTTTCAAAATTATTTATTCAATGGCAACCTGTCGCTGGGGTTGTAGAGTACTTAATTCAATATAGGTTTCAAGATGAAAACTTTATCTCTGAAAGAATAAGAAGATCAGACTTTACAATATTTGAAACTTTAAAAGGGGAATATGAAATAAGAGTTTTTAGTTTTAATGCTTTAGATAAACCAAGTAAAAACCCAAATACAATAACAATAACAACAGTTGGTAAAACAGAACCTCCAGCAGAAATTACAGGTTTAACTTATGAACCTTTGACAGATAAACTTGCACGACTAAGATGGGATTTACCTACCTCTGTGGATGTTTTGCATGGAGGTCGAATTTTCGTCAGGCATACACCCTTAACAGATGGAAGCGGCACTTTTTCAAATGCAACAGATTTGATTCAAGCATTAGCTGGAAATACAACATCTGCTGAGATTCCAATTTTAGAAGGTGAAGTAATTTTAAAAACACAAGATGATTCTGGTGTTTTTTCTTTAGGTGAAACCTCTGTTGTAATTGATTTGCCAGATGCACAACCAAAATTATTAGTACAAGAAAGACGAGAAGATCAAGACAGTCCAGCATTTCAAGGATCGAAAACTAATATTGGATTTGATTCTGGCACTGGTGCAATAAGTTTAGCTGGAACAGGTAATTTTGATAGTAGTACAGATATTGATTCGGAGAGTTCTATTGATGACATTGGAGGAGTATCAACAACAGGAACATATTTATTTAATGAACGTTTGGATTTAGGTGCTGTATTTAGTGTCGATTTTAGAAAACATTTATTAAGTGCATCTGTTTATTCAACAGACTTATTTGACGTAAGAGGCTTAGTTGATGATTTACAGGATTTTGATGGCACTGGTTCTGTTGATACAAATGCTGATTTATTTATTAGATCAACGTTAGATGATCCAAGCGGTTCACCAACTTATACTTCATTTCAAAAATTTGCTAATGGTACTTACAGGGGAAGAGGTTTTGAGTTTAAATGTGTTTTAACGACAAAAGATATAGCACAGGATATTAGAGTAAGTCAGCTTGGATATTTAGCACAATTTCAAAGAAGGACAGAACAAAATGCAACAGCCATAGCATCTGGTGTTGGTGCAAAAAATGTCACTTTTGACCATCCTTTCTTTGTCGGTACTAGCAGTTTATTAGGGGCAAATTCAAATTTACCATCAATAGGAATAACAGCTTTAAACATGGCATCTGGTGATATCTTTGAGTTAACAAATATCAGTTCTACAGGTTTTACAGTTCACTTTAAAAATAGTTCTGGCAGTTCTATAGATCGAAACTTTAACTTTACTGCAATAGGTTTTGGTAAAGGTGGATAATTCAGATAGAATAAAAGAAATTACTGAAAATTAAATGTCAAGAGTTGATAAT